AGTTTGTATACTTCGGCTGCACTTAGATTATCACTAGATCCGTCTTGCCAATCGATTGCAATCTCTGTTCCAATCTCTTCATTCATGACAGCAGTATACTCTAATGATCCAAACATGCCTTCCCAAGCGGCCGCAAACGATTTACCTTTAGCAAGATGTGCCTGGATATATTCGTCTGTCATTGTTGGTCGCAATTGACCAATAATAGTTTCCGGACCCATGTTAAGTGCTCTAATGGCTGACGGATACAGTGAGTTAATGTCTAACGAACCGATCCAGTCATGAATGCCTTCTTTAGGGTATGCTACATACGCACCAGCTGCCTGACTAGCTTCGCGATCATCCATCTTAGGACGATTCGGAACTTGATATCCTCTACGATGTGCTTCATTAATGATAGCCTGCTCAGTTACAGCTACCGCGCCCATTGTAGTTTGTAGCAATACCGTGCATTCGTGCGCTAGTGTGTTAGCAAGATCGATAAACTTTAACTTCTTGTCTAACTTGTCTAGAAGTGCCGTGTCTTGTCTGTTATATTCAATAAACTTTTTAAAGTCATGATTATAAAGTTGATCCAATGAACCTTCATACGGAGTTTTACGTTCGTCTAGCTCGTATTCTGCAATAGCGTCTAATCGATAACTATGTCGTTCTTCATATGTGTATTTGCGATACAGTTCGAGACTATCCAAATGCACACGACCTACTAGGTCATACGTAACCGAATCACGTCCAAACTTCTCGTATTCTCTACGTTTAGGGAATTGATCAAACAAACACAGTCTGCGAGTATCTTCTTTACTTAGAGCTTTAGTAATGCGGTTAACGGTGTAAGGCATATCGAAGCCTTCGCTGTTCCAACCACTTAAAATATCTGCATCTTGAATTAGGTCTAAGAACATGTCTAACATGTCTGCTTCTTTTTCAAACAAATATGTATTAGGGAATTCGGCAACCGCTTCCGTTGCTTCTGCCATAGTCATAGTCTTTGGCGGAACTGCTAAACATACTAGAGTATCTAACCATTGTAGGTGAACAGCGATAGCAGTAATTGGCATGAATGCATCATCTGGACTTGCATAGCCACGTTCTGGATCAAAGTCCACCTCAATATCCCAGAATGCTATATTGAGCTTTGGGGCATCTTGATTAAGATAGTTTTCTGACAAGCATACAAAGATTGGATTAATATCTGCTTCAAATAATTGCTTACCTGAATTGATAGCTTGTTCTCTGCGTAATTCTTTAGTGTTCTTACAGACAATCCTGCTAAGTGGATCTCCGTAAATTGATTGATGCTTGCCCTTTGCATCTTTATAGTAAAACGTGTGCTTTACAGGAATATCCCTAAATTCACGTTCACCTTTCTTGTTGCGTTCAACAATTTTGATGATGTCGTCATCTCGCTTGAACCAAGCGTCTACATAACTCATATTTTTCTCCTATGCAATTTATGGCTTGCAAATACCAACTGTGCGGATTGTGGCCACGCCTACCTTCTAACTATATTTAATTAATTAGCATTCTAATTAGACCAACGCTATCAATAGTGGTTAACAGTATATAGTTAGCCAACATACCAAAAGATTTCCTAGTCCAACTAGCCCAAGCATACATAGCACAGCCAAGAATCCAAATAGGATAAAGAGTAAGAAGCGGAGGAGTGGGGACCGTGAGCGCCATAGTAATACTGCAACCAATACTAATAGCCCAAGCAAGCAACTCAATAACAAAGCGAATTCTATTAGATTTAAAGTCATCCTGTATCCAATCTAATGTAGGTCTTAGAAAATCATTCATTAGATACGTTTAGTAATGTCAAGAATTGCTTCAATCTCTGCCCAGTCTTCGTTGTGTGATGACCAATCACCTTTATGCGCAATTTTAATAGCACGATTAATAACACTTGGCTTAACCTGCAATTCTTCAGCAACTGCTTTAACTGTTTCTTTTAAGCCTTCTGATAGATCTTCAATTTCGCGAAGGACTGTTGAGCCTTCACTGATCAATCTTTCCAATTTAGCCTTTTCTTCGGCTCCATAACTACGTCCAGACATAAGTATCTCCTTTGATATAACATTATACAATAGTTATTGAATAATAGCAAGCTCTTAGAAATTTTAGTCGTGAAAATGGCAGAATAAATCTGCCATTTTTATTACATACCTGCGTTTTGTTGTGCTAACATTTGATCCTGTTGTGATCCAGCATTAACATCTTTAGCCCCAGATGCGTTGCCTACGCTATCAATTGCACGTTGGGCATTGCTCAGTGCTTTAGAAATAACCGGATCATCATCATTACCTTGTAAGTCCATCATAGTAGCTTGAATCTGTTTAATAATTTCAGCTTGCTCAGGAGTTGGACCTGTAGGAGTAATTGGCGTATCCGATTTCTTTTCATCAGATTTCTTTTCATCTGGTTTAGCAGCACCAGCGCCTTTTGCAATTCTACTCAAATTGTCGCCTGGTTTAACAGTATATGTTGAACCGTCTGGCATTTTTAATTGTTGGCCGGGTTTAATAATATTTGGGTTTGAACCAATAACATCTTTGTTCATGTCATAGATTTGTTTCCAGCCAGTTCCACCTGCAGCCGGAGCAGCACTTGGCTTTCCTGAATCCATCGCTCTAGCAGCCGGACTAGCTGTAGCAGCGGGTTGAGCACCTTGTGCAGGCGGAGAAGTAGTCCAATCAGATTTGCTAGGTGCAGGAGGTTCTTTCCCACCCGCAGCAACTCTTGGATCGGTTGCAGTAGTTTTACGGCCACTTCCATCTAATCCGGCTGCACCTAGTCCTAGTGCAGCAACACCAGCGCCAACAGTCTTGCCGGGGTTAGCAGCCATCCACTGTTTTAATTTTTCTTTCATACTTGGATCAGTGATCCATCTTGCTTCGACATCGATTACATCGTCGATACTCTTACCGGCAGTAGTGGATAATTGCTTTCCAGTTTGGTTAGCAATCATCTTGTCGCCTTCTTTGCCTAAGTATCGGCCAACTGGGCCTTCGTCTAGCTGCGATAGTAAATCACGCAATGCGCTCATTGATTCTGCTACTGATTCTTGTTGTGGTGCAGGGTAGTATAACCCGTCTTTGCCTAGTTCGACGCTAACGGCACCTAGTCCGCGAATTCCAATAACTGCTGCTGGAACTTTAATAACTTCACCACCGCCCGGAGCAGCCTTGTCACGGCCTGCAAATTTATATACAACACCGCCAATATCAATAGTATACGGCTCTGGCCCGTTTTTAAATCTTGGATCAAAACGCTTACCTAATGGAACAACTGCTGGTGCAGGTTCTGCGGCCATTGGCGCAGCTTGCGGCTCATTTGGTTTGCCAGTTAATCGATTGATTCCAGGTGGAGTTTCTTCTCCACCAACTACACGCTCTCCGATGCCAAACTCTTCGTTTAGTAAACTAGACATCTTACGTTGTAGAGATTCTTTAACCTGTGAGTCCCAAGGCCTTGCACTATCAGGTAATTTAGGTGCAGCTTTCTGTGCACCTTGTTGAACTTTCTGTGCACCTTGCTGGACTGTGCCCGCCTTAGCTGCATTATACGCATCCGCATCCGCACCAATTTTATCACTAGCAGTTGGGTTGCCAGTGAGTTTAGCAACTAAATCATTTAGTTTAGCAACATTTTTACCGTTTACATCTTTACTAGTTGCATCGGCGTTAAACTTATTACTTGTATCCTTAACTGACTGTGCAGCCTTGGCGTTGTCTGAACTACTACCAAACAAACTACCTGTTCCTACTAATCCACCTAGTGCGGTAGTTTTTGCAGTCTGTGGAACTAGTCCCATTTTAGCTAATGCTTGTGTGTCTGATTCTCTAGCAGTTGCTGCGATATTGTAACGCCCGCCGCCTTCACCCGATGGCATACTTTGTTTTGCTACAAAGTATCCGCTAACTGGATCATATAAACCAGGTAGATTATTTTTCCATGCTATATCATTTAAAATAGCAGCACGTTTTTGCTCGTCAGTTTCCTGCCCAACAGCAGCACGAATATCTGCCATAGTAATTGCTTCTAGGAGCGTAATTTGTGATAGTAGTTTTCTAAAGTCCATGTTTTATCCAGGTTTACTAGTTGCACGGAGCATCCATGCATGTTTTTTGTGTGAGTCTAATCTGCCAGCAATAAAGTCTACTAAACCTTGTTCGTTGTTAGCTGATGCAATTTCAAATACTTTGTTAAGCATTTCTATAATAACGGTATTATCTTCGGCAAGAACACGAATCATTTCCATTGCTGGCATTGGGATTTGTGGTTCATCGAGGATTGATAATTCTGCAATACGTGCCGGACTCATGGGTGTATAAGAACCTAACGCACGGATTTCTTCACCAAACAAATCTACAGCACCATATACATCTTCGTAGATTGTGGTAAACAACCCTTGATGTAATTGTGGAAATAACGGACCTTCTACATTAAAATGAAAGTTATGTGCCTTCATATAAAAGGCAATATTAGTAGCGTGTGCTACTTTCAATGCTTGTTTTAATTCATCCATTACTCGTCGCCTTCATCGTATGTTTCTTTTTTAACTACACGCTGTGGCAAACTCTTAACATTTTTACCTTTGTCAGCACGATTAAATTCTTTAGCAACTGATTGTTTAATCTTTGCTTTTTTAGCAAACTCTGGATTATGAGCAGCCGCAGCCATTATGTGCGCCTGTGCTTGACTAACTGAACGTTCTTCAATTTCGCTCTCATCCATCGGAATAGACTTAGCTTTGTGTTTAGCATCGCCCTGTTTCTCGGCTTTCTTTTTATCTTTGTGTGCGCCAGCGCCGCCCATCTTAGCATTCTTAGCTACGAAGTTACGTGGCTTTGCTGGTTCTTCTTTAACTTCGTTTAGCATTGCTTCTAAGTCTGCTCTTAACACATCTTCTTTAGAAACTTGTTCTGCTTCAACTAGTTGCAAGTATGTTCTAATGCTAGGGCCTTCTTTGATTACAACCGGCTCAAGTTTAGGAGTATTCATATACACCATTGTTTCTGCACTGGTTAATTTATTACCAGGACCTTTACCTTCTGTAACAATTAAAAGTAATTTGTTCATACTAGTATCTTCTAAAAACTGCGCTGCCAATGCTGGTCCCTTTGCCTGTGCCCGCGCCATCGAATCGGCATTTTCTTTTTGTCTTGCTTGTTCCCACGCTTGTAAGTTAGGCCCCGCTAGTTGTTCGGCTTTTGTTTTGATAAAATCAATCTCAGCAATAGCATCTGGACTTGCACCTTTTTCGACTCCGCTGTTATCGGGTTGCATTTCTTTGACCAGCATATCATACTTTGCCATTAGTTGTGCATACTCTATGTATTTAGGATCTGGTTGATTTATTTCAGCTTCGCTAACAACTGACAAAAATTTCTTTATATCAGTAGAATCTACGGCAGGAGCGGCTAAGGCCGCTCCATCTACTGCCTGTAAGAACTTTTTCATGTCCATGTTAGATTATCCTAACAAGTGCTTTGTAAGAGTTTTTAAACGATCTAAGTCTGCACTTTCTTTAACAGTTGAGCGGCTTGGCATTGCTGGGTTAGCTGTGCCTGATTTAACTGCGGCATTAGCTGCCTTCTTAGCTGGATCAGTTTCGTTGCGACTTGGAAATGGGCTCTTAGCTTTCTTAGGAGCAGGAGCACTTCCACCATCCGGGTCATTAGGAGGAGCAACGCCTTTATCAGGACTGCTTACCCAAACTCCGCCTTGAATGGATCCTTCCATCTTGGCTTTTGCTTTAGCAACAGCTTCTTTAACACCTTTCTTTTTCTTATCGGCAACTGCTTTCTTCATCGCCTCTTTCTTGTTGCCGTCTTTATCCATGTCTAGGAAATCTGGTTTAGAAGCTTCTTTAATAGGCTTTATTGGTGCCGCCTGGGCAGCTGGCGCGACACCGCCTAGAGTCTTATCTCGACCAGTGAAATAATCGTAGTCGTCTGCGGCATTTCCACTAGATGGCATATTCTTGCCTTTGTTAGCCGCATGGGCCGCAGCATTCTTCTCAGCTGTTGTCAACGGTGCCTTCTTTCCCATCCCAGCAGCAGTTTTTACAATCGTTGCTGCCAGCCCTTCATTTTTCTTAGCAAAAGGATTAACACCTTTCTTTGGACCTGCTTTTTTATCAGCAACTGCCTTCTTCATTGGCTCTTTCTTGTTGCCGTCTTTGTCCATATCTAGGAAATCTGGTTTAGCAGCTTCGTCAACTTTCTTGCCATCTTTGTAACGGCTTACTGTTCCTGGGTTCTTCTTTTCGTATGCTTTGCTATCTTTTTCAGCAGCTTTATCTGCAGCCTTGTCCCCTGCCTTTTCAGCAGCTGATCGTGACTTAGCTTGACTCTTTGGCTCAGTGTGCGGCTCGTCTGAATACTTGTGTGTGCTCTTATGCTTTACACCAGTGCGCTTGCCTTCTTTATCATACTGAACTTCAGTAGTGCCTTCGTCAACTTTCTTGCCGTCTTTAACACGAGTTACTGAACCTTTACCATGTGCTTTTTCCCAAGCCTTGCCTTCTTTTTCTTCTGCTTTGTCAGCAGCCTTATCACCCGCTTTATCAGCAGCACTTTGTGATTTGGCATTTGACTTAGGCTCAGTATGTGGCTCATCACTGAATCGTTTTGTATTCTGTGTATGCTTAGTAACACCTTTCTTTGAACGGTCAATTTCACCACCTGTTGAAGATTTTTCTTCTTTAACAGCCATGTCCTTCTTACCAACTTTATCAGCTTGCTTTTTCTTGAGTTCTTTAACCTTGTCTTTAGCTTCCATTAGCTTAGACATCATTACACGCTTTTCGCTTTCGGAATACATGTCGCTGTTTTCCAACTGCTCACCGTATTCGCTGAACTTCATTTCGTATTCCATATAGTGGTATACGCTGGCAATGTAGTCAGCAGCTTTGGTAATCTTAGCTTGAACCCAACCTTCTAGTTGAGCATTGCCGTCGATTTGTTTGAATAGCTTGAAGCTATAGTTAGCTAATTTGTATAAGTCAGCTTTGGCCATAGCGCCTTCGTTATCGACTGGCATTGCTGAATTGTCTGGTTGCATGTCTTGCATGGTTAAACTCCGTTATTAGTATATTTATCGTTTAATGCTTCCGCCGGTCATCAAATTATCACCGTCTAAAGCGTTGTCTGTTGGTTTTTGCATCTTAGGGCTTTGGTTTTTATGCACAGCGCCTACGCTAACCATGCCAGCACTAGTGCCGCCTGCGGTAGCTGTTTCATCAATTGATTTGTGTATTGTAGCCTTCTTGCCTTTTGCTTGTAGTTTACGAGCAACATTGCTAGCATGACTGTGAGATCCGAATGTTTTCCACTTGCGTCCGTCGATATGCACATCGTGTGGAACATCTGCATCCGGTGTCCTACGCTGTCTAGGTTCGTCGTCTCGATCCCATCCCTCGTCGTTTGCACCCCCGTCCATACGGTATGCTAAACTATCACGCTTGCCCATGCCGCTTACACTCGAATCGTAATCACGTTGATACGCATCTCGACGATTCCATCCTTCACCTAGTAAATCTGTAACTTTCATAATTTTTTCTCCCCAGTCATATATGGTAAACTAAACCACAACTTGAACCATTCGGGAGTTCCTGGTTTAATATTTTGTTCTCTTTGAATACGAGCATTTTCGTTTCCTGTAACACTAACATTACTTCCTTGACTTGCACGATATTCGTGCAATCTAGCTTCACCGCCTAATCCACCTAGTCCTGATAATGCTTTTAATTCGTGAATGGGATCATCCGGTGCAAGATAACAATCATCGTCGGACGTTTGATTTAAGTCTTGTGCGGTAATTCTATATTGTCGCATTATACACCGTATTTGTTACGTTTGATTTTTGCAACTGTGCTAGTTTTATTGACATCCGCAGTTTCTTCACTACGCTTGCCCGACCAGTTTTGTATAGTCCCAGCGCCTACTTGTTTAGCAGCCGCTTTAATCATATCAAATTCTTCTTCAGTATATGTTGATAATAATGGGTCACCACCGATCCAATTATCTGCTTCCATCTTTGTAGGAAAGTTAGGGGCACCGGCCAATGCAATTCCCATGCGATAGTTCATATATGCACCACCGCTGCCAGTGCTCATGTTTAATGATGGCAATGTGCTAGCATTTTTCATAGCCGCTTTTTGCGATTTTTCAATCTTCTTCATTCCAGTTTCGGCTAGCATTGCATTTTCTAGTTCTTGCAAAAATGCTTCGTTCTTAGGCACACAGTTAGGAACTTGTTTGCCACCTTTCTTTTTCATACCAACTTGTTTGTAATCTTTCCAGCATGGATCATTTGCTTCATTCATCTGTGCAGCCTGCACAGCTTGTTGTGCATATCTCACAGGCACACCTTGTTTAACTAACTGATCAACTGCTTGTTGTTCTGACATACCTTGCGATAGCATCTGTTTTGCTTTGGCTGCTAGCGCCTGCATATTAATTACACCTTCCTTAACTAAGTTAAAGGCTTTTAAGTTTTTATAAGGAGTGCTTTTATTAACATCGCCTGTTGAATTTTGTTTTGTAATAATACCAACACCTGCACACTCGTCAGTTTGTTTTTCAACACCCGGTTTAACAGGTGCTAGTTTTTCTTTAGCCTTGGCATGTTGTGCAGATGGATTAACTGGTTTCTTAGTATACTTTATTGCACGAACACCTTTCTTGTGTTCTGCTACTTTCTTAACCTTTTTAACTTTTTCTGGATGCTTGGCAAGATAGTGTGCAACTAAGTCAAAGAATGCAACAGTCTTTTTACCAATCCTAATTGGAGTATCAGCATCGACACCGGCTGCATCACTAAATCCATCTCTATCACCTGCACGAACCGCAGCACGTAGGGCAGTTGCACTACTTAGACGAGGAGTTGGCACTTGTTCAATGCTAGCAAATTTATAATACCCGTGGGCACCTTCTTTACCGTTATACTGCATAAGCGACTTTGCTAACCATTCTTCGTCAGTAGCAACTTTTAAATGTGTATGCTCTCCGTGTTTAGCAAATATCTTTGATACTAGGGTGAATAGACTTTGTTCAGGAATAACGTGCCCTGCAATCTCTGGCCAAATTGTCTCCATGGCTTTTAACTTTACTTCGTATGGCAACGGATCATTAGGACCTTCTGTATTCTTATTTGTCCCTACGTAGAATGTTCCAAAGCTAGCAGCAATTTCCCACGCAGCCTTGTGTCCTTTGTGTGGAGGGTTCCATCGACCAAAGCATACGCCTACTGAGTTTCCTCTGTTTTCAAATAGTTGTCTTAATTTCATTCTTTTCTTCCCGGTGCCCATGTAGTCGGAACAAGTTTGATTTTACCGAACTTATGGTGCCCTTGCGGATAGCGAACGTGCCCTTCTCCGTTAGTGTCCCATATTTCCTTACGTGGTTGCTGTTTAATTGCAGCATCAAGTTGGTCCTTCATGTTGCGTATACCTTTGATTAAAAAGAATATAGCATCTAAACCGCCTGGGTGTTGTTGAATCATATCAACAATGTGTTGTTGTTTTTTAGGACTAACACCTTTCTTAGTCATCCAGTCCATAAATGTATGTCCTGAAATTGCATTAAAGTCTGCTTCGCCTCTAGCATGTGAGCCGCTCATGCCGTTAAAGAATGGATAAAAGATTCCGTTCTTATCTGGATCTGGTAAGCTATCTAAGAAATTATCTATAGCTGGTCCGTGTTCGTCAACATACTTAATCATTTCATCTACTGCACTAGTGTCCATTTGTGGAGCTTCGTCTGTATAGATAGGTCCTTGAACGATTAGTCCGGGAGTGTTGTTAAACATACTAAAGTCGTCTAACGGTTGTTGTGTTGTATCCGGAGCACCAAACTCTTCAAAAGTTGCATGACCTACAACCATGACCTTGGCTTGTGCAATTTGAGCACCTAGATCGCTACCTGCATCGACATGATAGCAAGTGTTACTATTAGGATTAGGACAAAATGTCCATATACCCTTTGGATATTCTTTACTAACGTCTCCGAGCTTTTTATTTAAACTAGGATCAACACCATACAATGCATCTGCGTATACATAGCCAACAAAGTCTTTAGGTGTAGCTGCATCAAATAATGGATATAAGTTTGAAAAGTTCTGTGCAAACGCTTGACGAGCTCGTTGTTCTTCTATAGTCTTTGGAGGCTTACCACTTTGATTAGCAATGAAGTCATATACTTGCGCAGCAGTTGTAGCTTTCACACCACGCGACCATTGATTATGCCCTGCTAAGATTAGCGGCCCGCCTTTTGTTTCTCTACCCCAATATACTTGAGGATTACCGTCCCATTTGCGACGAATGGATGTCTTACCTGCACCTTCACCTGCAATTTCTTTAAAGTGATTAAGTGCTTCTAACGTGCCTTCAACCCCTTTAAAGAAAACCAAATGCTCCGGGTGATTAAACGGACGCCCGTATTTTTCCATACCGATGTCGTCAGCGGTATTCTTCTTGGCTTCCATTACAGAAAAAAGTTCTCTTAATAACATTAATGCACACCGTCGTTAATATTATTGCCTTCATCTGTATGAAGTTTATGACATACTTTATTTAGAACATCACGTGGCAAATTTTCTGGAAGGCGCTTTTCTTTAAACTCTTCGCAGTATTTCTTGTATGCGTTAGTTACGGCAGAACCGAACAATAAATGATCAGTTTCTTCGCCCTTATCCATTGCGTTCTTGTATTTTACGATGCTAGGATATGTGTGACGACGATATGTATCATCATCGTGATTCATATAGAATAACAAGTCGTCAACTAGATCAAAGTCTAATTCATCCTTGTTACCTAGCTCTAAACCTATGTTTTCTACTAATTCTGTGATACGCATGTTGTGCCCGCTATAAATTGACAATAAGCCGATGTCTTAGAGTATTTATCTTGTAAGCAATGTGTGTAATCAGTTATTGTTTTATGATCTTTTCTACTTTGTTAATACCGCCGCCTAACATCATACGAGCCATAAGCAAATTGTTATCGCCCTTAACATAAAAGTAAGTTCCACCCCAGCTGTGATTGCGTTTTAACGCTACTTCGCAGCTTTTTGTCAATTTTAGCTTACTATTTCCGCTAGCCCAGTCTACAAAATTTTCGTGACTTTGACGGGTTCTGCCCATAGTTACACGGAAATCAAACGGTATTTTAGGAAGTATAACTGTATTTGCAACTAATGACGCAGTATCCTCTGGCACACTAGTATATTTTACTCTATCGCTATTAAGATCAACCAGTCTGTCTATGTCTGCTTTGTCGTTAGAGTAGAAGCTTAATAGCGGACTTTCAACTCTAATTTCAAAGTTTTTTAACTTAGCCAATGCCTTAGCTAGCTTAACACAATAAGCAAGATCCTCTGGACTTTTTAATTTATTATCAAAAGTTTTCTTATCTGTAAAACTAAAAGCTGCCAGCTTTTCGAGAGCGTAATCCAAGTTACATCCTCTAAACCAACTGGCAGCTGGAACTACCAATACTGCTTTGTATTGGTATTTTCCGTGGAACAGTTTCCTAGTCTTCTTGACTAACATGTTCTTTTATGTCCGATACTAGTAACGGAATCTTCGGAGTCTTAGGCTTAGCAACAAGTTGTAGTTTATTGTCTACAACTGTGATAGCCAACCATCCACCATTTTTAAGGTCACCGAACAACATCATCTTAGCAAGGTCACGTTTAATTTCCTTGTCAATAATACGTTGTAGTGGACGAGCGCCCATCTTAGGATCAAATCCTTTTTCGATCAACCACTCAACAGCTTCTTTGTCAGTCTTAATACGAACTGCTTTCTCTTTAACTTGCTCACGGAGTTCATCCATAAACTTGTTAACGATCTTAGTCATAGTAGCTTTACCTAGCTTGTTAAATGTAACAATGCCGTCTAAGCGATTACGGAACTCAGGAGTTAAGAACTTCTTCAAGTCTGCATCGCTATATGCTTTTTCTTGACTACCAAAACCGATTGCATTCTTTTCTGCATTTTGCGCACCAGCATTAGTAGTAAGAATAAGGATCAGGTTACGGCAGTCTGCTTGTTTACCATTTGAGCCAGTAATAAAACCGTTATCCATCATTTGTAGCAATACTGTGCTTACATCTGGATGTGACTTTTCAATTTCATCAAACAACAAAACAGCGTTTGGATTCTCTTGAATTTGTGTAATCAATTGACCAGCATTGTCTTCAAAGCCAACATAGCCCGGAGGACTACCAATTAGCTTAGAGATACTGTGCTTTTCTTGATATTCTGACATATCAAAGCGCAATAACTTAGAACCTAAGTGTTTAGCAATAGATTTAGCAGTTTCAGTTTTACCTGTTCCTGTTGGGCCCATGAATACAAACGACCCAACTGGTTTGTTAGCCGGCTTTAGTCCTGCACGAGCAACAATAATCTTATCAACAACTTCTGTAATTGCGGCATCTTGTCCGTATACTTCTTCTTGAATCTTTGTTTCAAGAGTTGCGATGTTTTCGCTTTCTTGCTCTGCTACAACTTCCTCTGGGATTTGAATCATCTTAGCAAGTTCAAATTGAATCTCTTGCTCGCCGATCACTCGTTCATCAGCTAATTTCAAATTAAAGCGTGAGCAAGCACAGTCGATTAAGTCAATTGCCTTGTCTGGCAATTTCTTATCTGATTGATATTTAACTGACAACTTAATGGCAGCAGTTAGAGCATCGTCTTTGATTTTAACATTGTGATGTTGCTCGTAATACTTCTTAATGCCTTTAAGGATCTGAAGTGTAACTTCTGTAGTTGGCTCGTCAACAGTAATACGTTGGAACCTGCGCATTAGGGCACGATCCTTTTCGAAGTGCTTGCGATATTCTTCCCATGTCGTGCTAGCAATGACTTTAATTGTGCCCTTAGACAATGCAGGCTTCATCATGTTACTCAAGTCGTTAGCTGAGTTGCTTGCACTACCGGCGCCGCTGATCATGTGTGCTTCGTCAATGAACAAGACAGTCTTGCCTTTCTTTTGCAATGTCTTGATAACAAGTTTAAAGCGTTCTTCAAAGTCGCCACGATATTTACTACCAGCAAGCATAGCACTAATGTCTAAGTTATAGACTGTATAGTCTTTTAAGAAATCAGGAACTGCACCTTTAATAATATTAAACGCAAGGCCTTCTGCAATAGCAGTCTTACCAACACCTGGGTCACCTACAAGGATAACGTTGTTTTTATTCCTACGTCCTAGTGCAAGACTGATGTTTTCAAGTTCTTCAACACGTCCGATAACAGGATCTACTTTTCCTTTCTTGACAGCATCATTTAAGTTGCTTGTAAATGCTCTAAGGGCTTTTTCTCCCGCAGCATCTGGCATATCTTCTTCTTCCGGTGTATCTGATGAGTTATTAAGGTAATCGGCAAACTTGTCTTTGTCGACACCCGCTTGTTGGATATAAAAATATGCCCATGATCGTTTTTCGCCGATCATTGATAGGAATACATCGCTAGGTTCAATGCGTTGACGTCCGTTGAATAGGACTTGTGTAAACGCACGATTCAGCACACGCTCAACTGATTGAGTTTTTTTAGGTTTAACCACTACTTCGTTAACAGTGATCTCGTCACACTTGTTTTTCAAATAGTGTTCTAGATTCTTTTTAATGTAGTCCGGGTCACTACCGTATCCTTGCAAGCAGTTACTAAATGACTCCTCGCATAGCATGGCAAAAAGCAAATGCTCGATCGTTAAGTATTCGTGTTTGAGCTGTCGGGCTGTTTCAATAGCCTTTTCAAATACCGCTTGTAAATTATCACTTGGTTCAACCATTGTGTTTCCTGTAAAGTTTTAAACTATTATACACTTACTTTTTACTGTTGTCTACTAATTTCGTGGTCAATTAATCTTAATTTTTCCACAATAGCAGGATCTAAAACTTCTGTTGATTTAATTTTAATTTGAGCAACGTGTCTACCACGCATATTACTGTTTACTACATTGAATCCGTGTCCGCTAACAGCATACTCAGTTCCGGTTTCAACTCCTGCTCGAACATCGATATTTAATCTTTGTCCGCCTAGAGTTACAATATGTTTCTTGCAACCGATCATAGCTTCTATCGGACTAACTTCTAGAGTAGAAATTACATCGTTACCTTCTCGACGATAGTTTCGATCCGGCATAACTAGAATTGTAACGTTCAAGTCACCGCGCTGTAAACTAGGATGACTATCATCGCCTAGCCCAGCATACTTGATTGTTGCCCCGTGTTCAATACCTGACGGAACATTAATAACTACAGTCTGCATTCTACCGCTCGGTAGTTGATAACTTGCTTCAAGTTGCTTGCCGTTATACGCATCCATAAGGGTAACTTGGCATTGGATATTTAAATCTCGATTCCGATGAACCCGCCGTTGCCCAAATATGTCACCGAAAGGGCTTTGACCAAATGGATTGCCGCCGCCGAAGATATCGTTGAAGTCTTGGAATCCTTGGCCGCCTGTTCTAAAGTGCATTTGCGGTCCGCCGCCCATACGCATTTGATCGTATTCGGCTTTCTTTTGCTGATCGCTTAGTGTTGCATAAGCGCCCTGTATCTCTTTAAATTTAGTGTCATCTCCACCCATTCTGTCAGGGTGGTGTTTCATTGCCAATTTTCTATAGGCAGATTTAATTTCGTCTTGCGTAGCAGATGAATCAACGCCAAGCATTTGGTATAGATCATTCATAGTCGTAAAAATAGGGTAAGGTCATAATAGTAATTATACTATCTAACGCTTACCCTGTCAAGTATTTGATTACTTTTTCTTAGCTGGTTCTGGAACCTTTTCGCCTTCCACTTTTTTGTGGACTTTGATTTTTTTGCAAACTTGGACAGGTTTACCATCTTTGCCGTTTACTACTTTTCCAGCTTTGTCTGTTTTGTCTTTGCAAACTTCTTTCATTTCGCCACCGGCGTATGCCGTGCTAGCTAATGCCAAACTTGTGATTAATGCTAATAATAATTTCATTTTATTTTTCCTTATAGAACTGGATCAGCGTCTTGTGCTGGTCCTAACTTACCGTTGCTTGCCATTACTGGTGCTGCTTTTGGTGCTGCAAATGCTGGGGTTGAAACTGGAGTTGTTCCCCAACTTGGTGCTGCTCCGAATCCGCTAGTTGCTGGCGCAACTGGTGCAGAATAACTACTCGTTGTGCCGAAGCCTCCTGTTGAAGGTGCGCTAGGTGCTGCAAACCCGCTCGGTGATCCTGTTGCAGTTGTTTGTGCTCCGCCATTATTTGCTCCGCCTAATTTTTCTTGTGTGCGACCAAATGCCGCAATACCTAAAACCGCACCCATTGCGATATGAAATAAACCAGCACCTTGCAGTGTTAATGGGTTCCATTGTGTAATAGGGCTATGTGTTAAAGTTTGTAGTAAACTCCATAATATTGGAAATACAACCATGTCCATTGTGCAGACTAGCATATACATCCAACCCATCATTGGACGCCATTTACTATTCATCCAATCTTCTTTTTTCTTTTCACTTTCACTTTTAACTTCTTCTGTCATTTTTCGCTCCTGACGATTTAATTTATTTTAGAACCAAAGGAATAATCCGTTTAGACTCAATAGTATTCCAAAGCCTGCTACTGCAAAACTGCCCCAGAACATGGCCATACTAACTGCTAGAATAGACGCAGACAGCACAACGATTGCTAATTGATATGCTGTATTGGCATATGCAATCCACGGACTAGATTTTTTAGCCACTTCACGCTCTGCTTCCATCTTACGTGCTTTTTCAGCAATTTCTTTCTTGTCGTTGTCCATGCGTTCTTTCTCTGCCATGAACTCTGCTTTTATTTTTGGATCGTTTGTTGTCTTAGCTGCAATCTCGTAACTAACGCCCCGGCCTGCTTTTGCTTGATATTGTGCCCATGTGTTGTTAGCACCTAGCGTATTGTTTAATACTGTGCTACCTAACTTGCCACCATACCATGAGTTAACTGCTAGTAACAATGCAAAGATGGAAATAACCATACCTGCTTTGTCTTTTAACTTTGCTTCACGCTCACTTCTAGATCCAACTGGAGGCTTTGGTGCATCCGGATCTTTTGGTTGTTTATTGATTAGATTTAATACTGAATCTATTAGTGCCATTGTTCGCTCCTTCTAGGCTATGTTTGTATTTAACTTATTTTTGAGTTTTTTTAGTTAACTGTTGCTTTATTGCCTGTGCGGCTTGGTTACGCTCTTTACCCTTAAGTCCTGCAGGGTTAACAGTCTTAGTTGCCTGCTTAGAAGTCTTACCTAATCCGACCTTTGTTTTAAAATACCAGATAGATGTTAACGCAGCTTCTTTAGGATTTGATGATAATAATTCGGGATTGTTTATATAGATGCTAGGATTTTCTGGATGAACTGAAGCACCCGCTTGTGCATACAGTTCTCTACCAGTAATGTGTATAAAGCCACGACCTCGGTATTTCCACCCGTCACCGCTAGCCTCATCACCATTGCCGTTCTTATTTGACAACGCTCTGTTGGCCAATGCAACTTGATTACCGACATATGGCTCTGCGTGTTTAGGAGATGGAAAGTTACTAGTAAACACTTTGTAAATTCTAACCGGGTCACTATACTTAAAACTTTCGGCAGCTTTGGACCAGTTGCCTGTTTCAATTTGACACTGGCCTAAAAAGCTAGATAGGTCAGATGCCTTGACTAATCCCTTTGCTTTTGCAATCTTAATTAACAAGTCTTTAAAACTTAACGGGTTAAATGGCGCTGGCTCTGCTTTTGCAGTAGATACCATCTTTGGCGCGGGTGTTGCAGCCTGATTAACAGTTGGTTTAACAGTTGGCTTACTTGGCTCTTTATAATTCTTATCTACTACAATAGCAGATCCCGGGACCGCAGCCGAAGGCTTTTTTTCAGTCCACAACTCTCTGAGTATCATTTTACGCTCTCAAAAATCTTCTTTTGTTCACGATACCACTCTTGCCATGCTTCTAACTTGGCTGCATTTTCGTGGCAAGCACCGTAGTTTTGAACTACTGTGTCGAGGAGCTCACTGGCTTTAACTTTGCTGGGGGTTCCATCAGTTGCTGTGGCACGTCCGGCCACTTCATTACGACTGGCGCTGTCGTGCAAGCTGACAGTAGAGTTAGGCAAACTACAGCTAGCATCCAATTGCTTGCCCGCAACCTCTTTGATAATTTCTCTGTTGACATAGACATTTTCCTTAACTACTTTAATTTTAGTAACTACTTTTGTTTCTATAACTGTGTTAACTTGTTGACTTTTTTCTTCTGCAACTTTAACTTTAGCTTCTAATTCTTTAACACGATCGCGCCATGACATTTCAACTCCATAGCCACCGTAGAAGTATGAGCCCACAACTAACAATATAACACCGATTAATTCTGCAGGAAGTTTATACTGTCCCATCAAAGGGATCCACTTAATTAGCTTACTGGCAATGTAGAGAGCAATGCCAGAGAACAGTAACAGATAGTAAACCCATACAAGGAAACTATCCGGAATAAGACTGAACATCCAATTAAGTTGGCTCATGGTATTAACCTTGCAGAACGTGTATTGCGTGTGCGTAGTGGTGCTTGCGATCTTCTAAGCCAATAGTTCCGCCGTTGATACGCTTAGTCATTGTTAAGATATCACCGTTGTCTGCCCATTGGTTTAAGTTAGTAGTTTCCCAGAACCAACATGCTGATTGGATTGCGCCTTCGAATGTTGCTAAAAATTCTGGAATTTCTTCAACTGGGGTTTCAATTGATTCAGCAAATCGAGTATAGTTTTCTTTACCGGTTAGTTGAATAAGTCCACGACCACAGTAACGGAAACCGTCGCCTGAATGCTCATCACCGTTGCCCATACGTCCACCGTAGACACGGTTAGCAATCATCTCTGGCTTCTGAGCATACGCGGCTGCTAAGTCGTCTGTTGGAAAATACTTAGGGAACACCTTACGTAGTGTTACTGCTCGATAGTTTAAATTCTCTTTAAGTGCCTTAAACCCACCCGACTCATGAGCGCATTGTGCTAAAAACGCAGCAACACGTGGAACTGTGTTGATGTCATAGTCTGGCAAAATCTTACATAGAGCTTCATACCAGTGATCTAAGTATGGGTTACCAGGAATAATCTTTCCTAGTTTTTCTTGTGTAAAATCAAAATCAAATCCGTCTGCCATTATAGTTTCTCCAATATTACAGCTGAGTTGCTGTTTTCAAATATAAATTTATTTCCAATCTTAGTAATGTTGTAGTTTCCGATCATCTTAGTTAAGAACATAACTTCGGCCATGTCCTTACTTTCTAATAATACAGGACCGTCTACTAGATCATACATTTCGTATTTGTTTCCGTTATCAATAATTTTAAATTCAATAAGTGTAGAACCGCTTCTTGAAAATTTGATAACATCTTCATTTACTGTAACTTCGTCTGAGTAGCTGTTGCTAAAGAAGTTAGTAAAGTTGTTTAGTTTATCCCTGCTGGTTGCAATTTCGTATTCTGATCCGTTCTTAGGAACGATCATTTCTAAGTTTTCTTCAGTTGCTTCAAAGCTCTTAAAGCTCTTGTGATATCTAAACTTAAATCGCTCAATGCCGGTTAACACTTGCAACCCTTCAATTAGCGACATAATTTGTTCTGCAACTTTTCGATTACGTTCAATCTCAACAAACACTTTGTAATTACCGTCGTCCATTTCGCCCGATGTAACATCAGCATCTATCACAAACTCGTATCCCATTTCAAAGAAATTTTCAAGATCGTGTGCTGGATCTGCATAATCGACAGTAAAGCTAAGGACAACAATTTCTTCATCGTCCCCTAGTTTACTTCTAAACGAATCTATTTCAAAAATATTTTTGACTAGACCTTCTAAGTCGTTAGCTCTCAATGCCATAGTCTAATCCTTATGCCGGTGTTGGTGAAGGAGCTGCCGGAGCACCACCTGCAGGCGCTGCCGGAACTGCACCACCTGCTGCTGGACCTGCTGCTTGCATAGTTGCTGCTGCATCCATAGGAGTGTCAGTAGCTTCTTTAGTTGCACCTGAAACTTCGCTTTCACCCTTCATTTTATCCATATATCCCTTGTATACATCGAAGGCCAGTTTCTTAGGCATTCTAATAGTAACAAGCCACATAGGGTTACGATCAAGTTTTCCCTTCTTTGTGCCAGGTCGGAAATCGTCGGGCTTACGAACACGGCGTGGCTCAATTAGATGAGTTTCTTCGTAGGTAATCTTGCAGCCTAGTTCTAGTAGTCTGCGACCACCACTTGGATCAGGCATTTTTTCACGTGGCCATAAGAAACCACAGCTAATCCAATGTCTCTCAACCTTAGGTCCTATGGCTAATTCACCGTCTAACCAGTTCGCATATACGTATACGTCCATTTCGTCTAATACACGCTCGAAGTCTTTTAAGACGCCTAAGCTGGTGTTATTTTCGTAAATGTCTTGAACGTTTTTTATTACATCTAAAATATCGTGCATAATGAGGGGCTCTTTTCTATACAATATTTATCCGTTGTGTTTTTATACTATATTACATTGATTTTAGAGTAAACCTGTAAATACTATGTAGGACGAACGGTAGTTATCGGGCGGTCACTACAGTCGTTCTATTTTCCCCAAAGTAGGAGACAATCAACAATGAGTAAGAACAACCGAGTGAAAAAACGTTTTACTTCGAACGTGAATGTGATAGATTTCGATACGTATCTTCCACAGAAAAAGCAGCGAGTCAGCCTGTATGCACGTAATCCAACGCAGCAAACTTATCTAGAAAAACTACAAGACGATAGTAAAAGCATCGTATTTGCAGTAGGGCCAGCCGGCACAGGTAAGACTATGTTGGCAGTGCAGGTAGGCATCAAGCTATTTCAAGAAGGTATTGTCGATAAGATCATTGTTACAAGACCCGCCGTTAGTGTAGATGAAGACCTAGGATTCTTGCCAGGAACGCTTAATGAAAAGATGGCTCCCTGGACCAGACCAATTTTTGATGTATTAGGAGAATATTATCAGGCAAAAGACATTGCCAAGATGCTAGAAGAAGGCGTAATTGAAATTAGCCCATTAGCTTATATGCGTGGCCGCACTTTTAAAAATGCTTATATTATAGCAGACGAAATGCAGAACGCAACTGCAAATCAGATGAAAATGCTACTGACTAGACTTGGGGAAAATTCCAAGATGGTTGTTACTGGTGACTTAAATCAGGCCGATCGACTTGATAATAATGGTCTATCAGAGTTTTGTAGACTCATGCAAAACGTTAGCAGACTCAAATACATTGATAGTATTGAATTTAGTGCCAGAGATATTGAACGCCATAATGCCGTGAAGGAGGTGTTAGCGGTTTATGGAGACCAATAAAAATAGGAGCGGGTGCTCCTATTTAGAATAATATCTCAGTGAGTTATTTGATGGGAAGTTCTGTATCGTGTGCATCAACGGTATAGGACTTCTTATCTCTCATTCGTTTAACCCACCCGCTAAACTCCATATCATGCAGATATGACAATCCTGCATATCGTTTACTAGCAACATCGTTATGATCACCTGTATATGCTGTAATGGGTTCACGTTTAATAGGAACAATCTGCAATAAAGGTTCTCCCATCTTAATGTATGTAGGGATTGGTTCCTTTAACATAATATTAAGCGGACTAGATACTGCTCCGATATCGTGATCGATCCAGCCTGGAATAGCTTCCCAGTTACGCTTATCATCATAGTAATACATTGGCAAATACATTAAACTATAATCTTCTGCCGCCCACATTGACCACGGGTTATCTAATTTAACTGACATTCTAACGCCAAACTTTGTATTCATGAAGTTTTGTAGAACGGCAGGGTGATGAAACCCTTGTTTAAACTTAGGATGACTGTATCTAACATCAACACTCTGCCCGTCTGGTGTAGGTATCATTTCAATGTCGCACCAAGCCGGAATTACGAATCCTGCACTACAAAAGTCTAAAATTCCCGGGCATGATTTAATAGTTTTAACGCTATCTAACATATGCTTCTTACGCACTAGGAATGTATCCATATCCTTCATTGCCGGCGGCAAGAAATTCTTTGCAGGTTGAATAGGTGCGTATTTTCTAATAGCCCACTCATCACATGTAAAATAAAATTGATGCTTGGGTGCTTTCTTTTTAAATGGCCACCACATTATAAGTTTCCTAATCTAATCATAGTAGCAGCCAAGTTAATTTCTGGGTCACTAACTAGTGTGTGATCAACTAGCCCTTGCTTGATAATCAAAACTGCTTTATCCTGTTTAGCTTCGTCGCCGAACACTTCAACATTATCGTATAGCCAGCGATAGATATCATCCATCTCTTCTGGACTAGCTTGCTTACATACTAGTTTACGTGCTTCACTAATTTTTCCATCTTTAAACAGCCGAACCATTTCTACACGATAGTCCGAGCTATCGTCAGTAGTATCTGCTACAATTAATTTACCATCTAGACTATTCATTTGCAAGTTGTTAATGCACTTACGCAAGTCTGGATATGTGCCTTTAACATATGTGTCAAGCGTATCTAAGTCAAACTCAACTTGTTCTTCTACAAGAATAGTAGCGACCCTGGCAGTAAACTCAGTTAAATCAGTTTTTTCAATATGTAGACGCTGGCATCGGCTGTGTAGTGCCGGAATAATCTTGTTAGGGTAGTTACAAGTTAAAATAAATCTAACACTTGAACTATACTCTTCCATCAAATTGCGTAGCGCAGGTTGCACAGAGTTAACGTTCATATAGTCTGCTTCGTCTACTAGCACTATTTTAAATTCACCAAATGGCATAGTTGAACAGAAACCAATTAGTTTATCAATCCATTCTACCTTACGACCTTCCTTAGAACCGTTCACATACAATACATCGGAGTCTTGAATATCCAATTTATTAATTAGGATCTTAGCTAATGTAGTTTTACCTACACCTGCATTGCCACTAAACAGTAAATGAGGAATTGAACCATCTTTGATCCAGTTCTCAATTTGACCTTTTTGTTGATCATCTTTAAACACATAGCCGTCTAAAGTATTTGGTCGATATTTTTCTACCCATAGTTGTTTCATTCTTTTGCCTTGTTAATAATGTTTTGTGTTAGTATACTATTTCTACTGTCAAAAAGCGAGAGTTCATGCAACCGATCTGCACAGTTGCGAATATCGTCGCTCAATTGTCCGCGTCCGACTTCTCGTTCCACAGTTCTAGCAATATCGTGTAATGCTATTACAGCATCTACTATTTCTAGATTTCTCATACTAGTTCCTCAACAATCCCCAATACTTCTGCCATAATAAAACAGACACCTGCCATTAACAAGTTACCTGTAATTAAACACCCGCCGGCAACAATACGGATTGCGCTTTTTGCAAGGCTAACATAAAAATGTCCCTTGCTTGTATCCTTAGGTTGAACTTCCATTCTTTTTCTCCAGTAGTTTTCGTGTTCTTAAATATAGCCGATCAAATGTCCATTGCCAACCTTTTTGTTTGTTAAACTCATCTGGACTCATAACAATGTGTTTAATGCTTATATTAACATTTTCTAGCGGAATAAAGTTAACTATCGGCTGTCCTGCTCGTAATGTAATTTCATGCATTTGATCAACCTTAGGTAAAAGCATAATAACGTTGGATGAACGTTGATATTTAAATTCAATATTGCCCGGAGGAATAATATAATCCATTGGGTTTTCTTTATGCCATATTGGGTCTACCATTACAAACGGAACCATTCTATCAGTTTTAATAAACCACGGACTAGTTAGTTTTACGTTTACTTGCCCATTAAATCCGCCCGGGTATTGATGTTGGGGGTGCGAGTTCCACACTTCATTGTGTCGTGCGCTCGGTGTAGTAACGGTTACTAACTTCTCGTGGTCCCATGCAATTTTATGATCTTGCCACAGGGGTAAGGTTATACCTCGTTTATAAAAGTCATTAAGTCCTGGGCATACTCGAAGTGTCTCAACCTCGTGGTGCGGATTTAATTTTACAGTTGGGGGTATTCTCTCAATCCACTCAGGGAAAGATGCTCTTGCCTCAGTAATAGGGAATAAGTCAATAAGCTCTTGACTTCCTGTATAACATCGTATTTCTAATTTAGGAGATTGTTTCCAAAACATCATTTTTTATTTGCCTCTGCGTCTATTACACGCTGTCTTAGTTCTGTTGTTGAAAAACTATGCCTGCGTTGATTAAAATAAAATTCCATAGGAATATCGTGTCCGGTAAATTCTTTACCTTTGTATTCCTCTCCTAATATTCTAATATCTATTTGGAACGAAAGCAATATATCTCTCAGTTCTTTTTCTGTAGAATACGGAATAATTTGATCTACAAACTTGCAGGCCTTCAACTGCGCCCAGCGTTCAAATACACCTTGTATCGGTTTGTTTTTAGTATTGGGGCGATCAGTTGTTGGATCTGTTTGTAATCCAACAATTAAAAACTCGCATTTTTTCTTTGCTTCTTCGAGCATTAAAATGTGCCCTGCGTGAAACAAATCAAAGGTTGAACATGTAAATCCTATTTTCATCTTCTTATTATACAGAAAAAAATAGAGCTCGTCAAGAGCTCTATTGTTCAAAGTGTCTTTAAATTAGAAAGACGGGCTACTAAAGTCAAAGTTGTTTTCAACGCGATGGGTTTCAATCCCAAACCCAGCTTCACCTGGGTTGTCGTCCGATACCAGCATGATTGCTTTGGTATCGACCATTCTAATGATAACTTCGTTACCAGTTTCGTCCTCGACGGTTATACCACGAGTCCATCGACCATGTTCTACATAGATCCAGTCACCAATCTTAACATCGTGCTGTTCCGGGCCAACTGCCCACACTTTGCCCCACCTAGGTCTAACACCTTCACTCTTACCATCGTCAGATGCAATAAAGATACCACTTTTGGTAGTTTGAGAACCAAAATACATATCAGTAATCATTACCTTGTCGTGTAAGGGTGTTATTTTACCTTTAACTACGTTCATTATTCGTTGCCTTCCGGATCCATATCTTGTGCAATAATTGCTTTTCGAGTTACTACTTCTTCTTTTGGAGCAGTAGGATTATCTTGGTAATATTCTTTAAGGACGTCTTCACGCTTCTTAACTATCTTGCCACCTGCGCCTAGTTCGTCGCCCCGTGCATTTACACGGACATTACCTACTGCTACAGTGTTTTCGTTTTGCAGAGCTAGTTTGCTCATATCAACTTCTTTACCTTGCATTGAGCGGTAAACTTGTCGTTGTTGTTCTTTCATTGCCATATTAATCTCCTTGGATTATAGTATTACTTATCTCAGGAATTCCTGCCAGTCTAAATTATATTTGATGCTATCAATCTTATGAACACCAATTAGATATAAAACATAGCTAGCTACACTAGATCCTCGACCAACACCCCATACTATGTTATTGGCTCGCATTGTATCTACAAAATATTTGAGCCAGCGGAGCAAATCTAGCATACTTCTGTCTCTAAATGCAGTTAACTCTTCTTCAACCCTAGTAAAGTTTGGATCCCAGGGCGGACATTGTTCCAAGATCCAATTTTCAATATCCATAAGTTTATATTCTGATGGCATTTTCCATTGCTCTTGCCATGCGTTATCTAACTGTTCAACTGTTAGTGTTGGAGTATTAATAGGATCAAAAAATTTAATATTAGTCTGCTGTTCTAACGCCAATATATTAGCGGTGCGCTCTTCTACAAATGTAGTATCGTTAGATATTTGATAACCTTTGTATAAGGCATCAAACAAGTCTTGTTCGTTAAAAATTGGGTTTGAGTATTTGTCTAGGCGCATAGCCTATATTTTACTGCACATTGATCAGTTTGTCAAGATCTTTATTACGTTTTTCAAACTGATTTTGCCACATCTTGGCTTGACGCTGGCTTAGTTCTTGTTTATACAAATCCAACAGCATGGTAACTTGGTGCTGGACTTCATAATTTGAAGTCATGAAATATTTGCGAGTTAGTTCTTGAATTTTATTCTCTAACTCGCTATCTTTCAACGCTGATAAATTATCACAGAGTGGATGCATCAACAAATTCGCCTATTTTTCTTAAAAAGACTTTTGGAGTTGAATCGCTACCAGTGTATGTCCATGCTTCGACAACCACAGGATCACCTTCTTTGGCTAACACAAATGTAGGAATATTAGAACCGTCGACGTTGATGTCGCTAGTAATATACATTGCACCGCTATTGTTTGTCTTTACAGTTACGTTAACATCTGCTGAACTGTTAGTATTATACAAGTGAACACGAATGCTAGCATACTTGCCGCTTGCTGGCCAGTTAGTGAATTGAATACCACGGCCGTCGACGTTAAAACCAACTGCCTGTAACGGCCCGTTGTTTAAACTAACTTCTTGTAATGCTGAACCGTTTGGAATTACGTAGGTTGTTCCGTAAAACTTGTTGTAAGTTGCGTTAGTAAGTGTGTTAGCGTTGAAGTCGTTTGTGGCGTTCTTCTTAGCGGTGTTTGTTTCTAACGTAGTGATATCTGCTTCTGCTTGTGCAATAGCATTCTTGATAGCAGCAAAATTTCCTCTGAAACCCTGGCTGTTATTATCTTGCCCTGCAACCGGGTAAGTTTCGTCAATCGCTGCGTAATTTAAAGTGCTCATATTGTTATCCTATCGTTTCTGAATACGAGATATTTATCTCGTGCGTAACCGTCCACGGCATCAATTAAGTAGCGGTCAACTGTATACTCTAAGGATTTAAAATCAAATCCACTGTATTTTATGTTTAAAATTATATCGTCTGCTGTGCCTAGCTTACAGTAGCAAATTGGTAATGCCAGCTGAAAGTCTAACTCTTGCTTACCGCCTGGTTGAATACTGCGCATCCATAACGGCAAGTAGTTTCGTTCAGTAACACCCACTTCCTGTAGTCTGCGCTTCCAGTTAGTTATACTATTTGGGAAGTAGGTAGCAGCCTGAGGATCTGACACTAAGTAGCCTTGGCTATTAATGTTAATACTCATATCAGGACGTTCTTTATACGGACGGTCTTCTACTAAACTAGTAGGATTCGCTCGGCTGTCCCAGAAGTTAATCTTACTATCAATCCGAATAGTGTCAGTTTGTCTACCTAGATGGTTTAGCTGTTGTGGCAATACTCTACCGTTAGGTTCTAATGGGTCGATCATTCTCACATAAACAACTTCGTATACTTGATTATATGTTCCCGGAATTACTGCAACTGCTTTTGTAATTTCACCAAACTGTAAAGTCTTACGTTTATGGTTCAAGCCCATGGCACCAACATACGCTGCACTTTCGGTAGTTTCTACACCTGCGTAAATTAATACTTTTAAATCTCGCTGAACTCCAAAGTTAGTATCGTTTGGTCTATATATACTAGACGGAGTAAACACTGTGCTATCTGTAATAAAGTTCTTCCATACTGCACGTTGGTCTAATTTTAGCAACGGCTTAATAGAAATATTGCTGTATAGTCTGTTATTTGGTGTAGTTACATTTAATGTAAAAGTCTTAATACTAGCACTAAATCCAAATTGATCTCTTGCTTTAACATCGAACGTGTATGAACGATCAACTGTAGTTGTTCCACCGTCTAGTAAAAAGTCAGTTGATAAATTAGTATCAAATGTAATTAGACCTGCACCGTCTTCGTTGTTGTATTGATTTACTTTACCTACAATTTCTCCGCTCAGGTCTAATACCAACCCCGGTGGAAAGCCACCGTTAGCTACACTAACAGTTCCTGACAGTGCAGGTAATCTAGTTTCGTTTCTATATGAAACTGTAGTAGTTGTGCAATTTATTACTGAGTAGGTTCCGTTATATGCAGGAACACTCATGCCGGTGATATTAATCATAGACCCAACAATATACGGCACCTCAAACTGTTGAGGGAATGTTAATGTGGTTATAACACCGTCACCCGCTAATCCGCCTTGTTGACTGCAAGTTGGCAATACTTCGCTAGCACCTACCATCGGAGTCCACGTAGTTATTTGCCAAGGAAACTCAACATCATCAACTGATTTATAGTATTGATTAAGACCTAATTTCCTAAATGTCCAAAAGAATCCACTCCACACAATGCTTAGTGTATCTAGAACATAACTATTCTTTCCGTTAACTTTACTACCTAACACTAGAGTTTGATTAAATGCAGCTTCGCCACATCCAGTAATTGATACATTTGATGTTGCAGGATTAATATTAACAGTTACCGGCAGCGCATTTGTTTGAACAGTGTATACTACAATTGCATCTGTTACGGTTGTAGTGGCAGAAAGACTCAGGGTTGATATAAAGTTGGCATCAATGGCTCCTAAGTTACTATCAGTGTTCCATGTAATAACGCTATCAATTTCGCCTATGATGTTAACATAGAATGTTCGCTCGGTTGTAACAACGTCGTCGTTAGTTCCGTAACGTGTTGCTACAATAGTCCAGCTGTATGTTTTTGTAATAGCAGGCTGATAAGGAACTGTTCCAAATACTTCAGCTGTAGTTGGGTCAAATTGTGTGCCTGGAGGTAGTTTAGCAATCTCTTCTTCAGTCATGCTATAAATTATTACACCTGCCGTAATTGCATCAAACGTGTCTAGGATAAACGAAATATAATTATTAGCTCTACGTGTTCCTAAATTAGCAGGAGTAGTCCAGATAGGAGCACGTAGATAGTTTACATCTGCTGTAAACAGTCCTGAGTTAACAGGGAATGCAATATTGTCAGCTCGGAAATAATCATCGCCCACAACAAAAATTCTAAATTTACGTTTAGTAATACTATCACCGTCTGTAACCGTTACAATAAATTCGTAGTTACGGTTTAACTTCTTAGGAGGTTTATTTGGTAATGCAAAGTCGTAGTAAACTAAATCATAAATGTATGAGTCATATCCGTTTGTTGGGCGATAACCAAAGTCGTATGCTACATTATCATAATACGTATTATCGTATGAACCGTCGCCGTCGGCAACTTTAATCGATAATGCTGGCTGAACAAATCCTGTAATTCGCCCTTGCTGTGTTAAAATTAGGCCAGGCGGTAATTCGCCATCATCACTTGCAATAAAATAACTTAGTATCTGCCCGGCCGCAGTGTCAGTATCAATTGCAGCAATTTGATAATCAACAAACGAACTATCTAACACATACAGCTGGTCATTACTGCCGAGTTTTAAATCACCCGCAGCAGTAATAAACAACGGACTGTCTGGTCCCACAACTGTAATTTTAAATGTTCTATCAGATATCCCTGTAGAATGACTTGCTCTAATGCAGAATGTATAAGTTGTATCTCTTGCAACTTCACCGGATGTTCCGATGATAGCTCCGTTTTCGATGCGAAGCCCTGGTGGCAAACTTCCAGAAATTACTGTAAATGTTGTTCCGTCAGGAACACTATCTACCGGTAACGGTAAATTTTGCTGCAGACGTTCTTGAAACGTCCCAAACGTGTATCCGGATGGTTGTGTCCAAACATTTAAAGCCATATATTATCTCAGAGCGGTGTTAATAAATGTAACTGCACCAGTTGTTATACCGTTAGATGCAGTATTAAATCTATTTTTTAAAATTCTGTTAGGTGATCCTTTTATGCTACTACTGTTTGTGTAATCAGTGTCAGACCCGGTGGTATACATCAAGTCAGATGCAGCATCGCTAGTAATCATTGATCTAATCATGGCAGGAGTAGCAGTAGGGTATACTTCTAATAATAAGGCACATGATCCACATACTTGCGGACTAGCCATACTTGTTCCACTAATGTTCATAATTTTAAATGCGGTGTTTGCAGGATAGTTTGTAACATAGCCCGCAAACGCATTAGTTGTAGAGCAAGTGCTCATGATATTTGTGCCGGCTGCATACACATCAACTCTAGGCCCAGATTCACTTGAAGCACTTTTAACTTCGAACCCACCTGACAAACTTACACCAATGTTTCCAACAATAATAGCACCAGCGGCCATAGGGCTTGAACCTCTGTGGTAGTAAGTATTTCCAAATCCGTTGGTAAAATAATTATTATAATCTAATCCGCCAACTACATCTATCTTCTGATAGTAGTTTCCGGCTGCTACACAAACTATAACGCCCTCGGCAACTAGCTCTTCCATGTCAGAATCTACGCTTCCTATGCGAACCCCAAATCTAAAATCTCCAGGTCGACCTATCATTCCGTAGTCTGTCCTTCTGCTAGAGCCCGTCCATGAGGTGCCTCTATAGTTTCCGCCTGTGATTCCGCTAAAGCTGGAACCATAGCCCCAGCTCATATTAACAACAGTTGGTCGCTTATAGCCAGTTGCAGGATCAACTGGCTTATTACGATGCCACAGTTTAATAACATCAAAGCAATCTGTAACACTAATACCGCTGCCGCTATCTCCGCCGCCTTCTAATCCGCCAACTTTAACTGAATAAATTCTTGCGTTTTTGGCCCAGCCGTATGTTCTACCGGCAGTAATACCTGCAACGTGCGTTCCGTGTCCGTCCCAGTCTCGATAGTGATTTGCTGATTGTGTTCCTGAAATTCCACTAGCAGTATACCAGTTAATTTGTTGCACACGAGAAACACCATTCCCATCAAAAAAATCGGGATGGTCAGGTTGAATGCCGCTATCTTGTATAACAACATCTACTCCGCTTCCGTTAAGTATGTATTCATACCCACCGGTTACAGTGGTATTGCTACCCATAACATTAGTAGCTGCGTTATTTCTAAATAATCCCCAGTTTACAATAGCTGGGTTAGTAATTGCACCAGTTTTGTCAAAGATTGCATTTTGTGTTGCTGTTAAGCCAATTTGCACATCGTCTCTAAGCTGTGGCGGAATCTCTACAGAAAATATTCTAGGATCGTTTCTTAATGTAGCTGCTTCTTCATCAGTTAGTGCATAGTGACAACTTCTTAAGCTACCTGGTCGCTCATTGACAATTTCAACTCCTCTGCCGGGGACAAAGGAATCTGTATCATTGATGTTTTCTATCTCACTCCAGAAGGCATCATAATCAACCCCTGCGTTGAGACTGACAATATATTCTTTCATTATACAGTTCCATCTAAGTTAATCCAGAACCCGTTTTGGTATGCCTGAACTTTATTTTCAGTTGTGTTATAGATCATATCGCCGTTAACTCCTAACAGCGCAGTGCGTTGAGTTGCATCTAGTAACGGCAGTCTAAATGTTCCACCGCCTATTACTTTAACGGCAATTGGAGAAGACAAGTCTAATGTTGTAGTAGAAGTTACAGATGCAGCGCCAGTTCCAGTTGCTTCAAAACGTCCGCCAGTAATAGTGCCAGTGGCAGTAATTTGACCGGTGTGTGATAACACTGATATGCCAGTAGCTCCTGAAATCTTAGTTGGAAAAACTAAAGTTCCTGCTAAGTTAGTAAAACCAAACTGGATAGCACCCGGTGCTCTACCACTTGTAATTGGAGAATCAACGATTGTTCTAATAATAGTTGATAATCTAAATGTAGTGCCATCAAATGCGTATGATTTTAAATCACTAGTGACATCGTTTTGATTTGCAGTTGCAGGTGCAGCCTGATTACCACGTTGTTTATAAAATCCAATAACTGGACCAAACTGGTCAGCAAACGTTGTTCTTAAATTAACAATAGGAGTTGTTGACGAACTAATTGCCTGGCGAACAATTAATTGTCCTGTGCCAGTGTCGTCAACTGCAACTGGACCAATTGTTACAATACCTTCATCACTAATTCTTAAGCGATAATCGGAAATACCGTCTGTGTTAGTTGTTTCAAATAATAATGAGTTTGGAACTTTGCCGGTTGCAACAGCTCCAGTGATAGAAGAAACAATTGCCCCTGATCTTAAAAATCCAGTGCCGTCATGTGCTGAAAACACAATGCTGTTTAAAACATCACCTGTTTGCACAGCAGACGGACTAGCCGCAGTATTTCTAGCACGTCTTAATGCAATACTAGTTGGAATAGCGTTACCGTGATATGAATCAAAACGCATAACAGCCTTGTCGCCTACTTCAGAAATAGTATTAAAGACGCCGTCTGTGTGCGTTAGAATATTTCCTGTTGGAGTCCAGGTAAGATTTGCACCAATTGCAGCAACAGCAGAGCCAGTTGACGCATAATATGGAAACTGCCCGGCAGTGCCAGCACCAACTGTTCCTGATCCGCTGGCTGCAACTGTGGCGGTGATAGTATTTGTTTCAGCGGTGTAGCTAAATGTAATACCGGTATTAGTGCCGTTACTTGCAACTAGTGCAGATCCTACAGCATCGACTGCATCGTTATTTGTATATGCGCCAGCACTAGTTGCAGAAATTGTGTTTAACGTTTCGTCATACACAAACGAAATGTTTGAATGAGTTCCATTCTCAAACATTGTTCCTACTGCATCTAATGCTTTATTATCTGTATAGTAGAACTTGTTGTTACCTTCAGGAATGTCGTCACTAGTTAGAGCCACTGCTCCTACCTTAGTATTAACGCTAGTTACAGGTGCGCTAACTCCGTTGCCGCCAACAGTAACACCGTCGCCTACAAACAATCGCTTATTTGTAGTTTCATAAACTAACTCACCGTCTGCAGGAGTGATTGTTAATCGCTGTGCGTCACTGCCTCGTCTTAATCTTAATGCCATTTATATCTCCTGAATTCTTAGATGAACGTGCCAAAATCTATATCGTTAGGGTTTGGCGTGTCAAACGAACCAAAATCAACATCTGCCCCACCTCCACCACCGCCTGCATCTACCTGTGCTTGTAGGTCCCTGATGTCAATACCCCATACTAATGCATTTACACTACCTGAAATTGTGATATTACCTTGACCAGTAATATCTTTAGAGTTCATGATTAAATCACCGCCTAGTCTAGGACTGGTATCATCCTGCACACGCCCTAGCCCCTCAATGTTTACTGTATTGGCAGTATTGGTTATAGTTAACTTAGTGCTAGTTAGTGTCTTAAACTGCAAAACATTAGTGGTATTATCTACGTATATCTTAGTGCCTAACCCTAAGTTTTGCCCGGTTACTGCGTCAATTCCGTCACTAATTAAATCAAAGCTACCTTTTACTTTAGTAAAAGCAGTATATAAATCGTCACCGGTGCCGTCGTTAGGGTAGCTACCTAGGTTTAAAGTTAGTTCTGGTGGTATTGTGAATGCCATTTTTGTTCTCTTTAGTATATTTAGCTATCCAATGCCCACTGTGTGCCAGCATCGTATCTAATAT